ATGAAGTTGAGCGATAAAGCATTGCTAGTTCAGTTGAACATTTCTCAATGGACAGCAAGAAAATATGACAAGAGGGCTACCGAACAGGTAGCCCAACAGAATGCCAGTGCATTGACAGCAGGTAGGTACAACAAATCGTTGCTACCAATGAACGATGCTCTGACTAACATTCATCAGAAGTCTACCCTAATCCGTAAGAAGTTCTACACGAACACCTTACCTTGGGGTATCGAAGGTACGATGATGTTGCCATCAGCTAACTACCTAAACTTTATGACAGAGTTTAGGAAAGAGAAGAGTGAGTGGCAACACCTTGTTGATACATTCTACCAAGAGTATCCAAGACTGCATGCAGATGCACAGAGATTCCTTGGTAACTTGTACAACAGGAATGACTATCCTGCTCTGCATGATATCCAACGTAAGTTCAAGATGGACATGGCTGTGTTTCCAGTACCATCCAATGACTTCCGTGTGAGTATCGGTGATGAAGAACTGGAGAGGATACAACAAGACGTTGAGTCGAGGGTACAAGATGCGGCTCAACAAGCTATGCAAGAAGCTTGGCAGAGATTGTATGACCGAGTGAAACACATGGCTGAGAAACTTGCCGACCCAAAGTCTGTGTTCAGAGATACCTTGGTTGAGAATACCAAGGAAGTCTGTTCGATATTGAGTCGGTTGAACTTTGCTGATGACCCTAACTTGGAGAACATGCGTCAACAAGTTGAGCAGTCATTGGCTAACAACCACCCAGAAAGTCTGCGTAATGACCCCGACCTCAGACGTACCAAGGCTGAGGAAGCGAAGGCAATCATGGACAAGATGGGTGCATTTATGGGAGGTAACTAATGGACTTAGAAAGAAGAATCGCCAAGGCAAAGACGGCACTCATACTTGAGCATCCGTTCTTTGGTAACTTGGCAATGAACATGCCCTTTGAATTATCAGAGGATGTTCCAACAGCGGCTACCAATGGTAGCCGTGTGTTGTTTAACCCCAAGTTTTGTGAGCCATTGAAAGACGATGAACTGTTGTTCCTCGTTGCTCACGAAGTTTGTCACCCAATGTTCGAACACATCTTTCGATTGAATGGTCGTGACCCAAAGCGTTGGAACTATGCAGGTGATGCTGTCATCAATCCAATGCTTGAAGACGAGGGCATTGGTAAGTTCATCGAAGGTGGTGTCATGGACAGAGACTTGCTCAAGCGAGGTGGTGGTACTACCGATGGTGTCTACAACTTGTTGCCACCAATGCCCGAAGATGGTGATGGTGGGTATGGTGACGGAATGAAACCATACGATGACATTGAAGATGCAGGAGAAGGTTCTTCACCTGCTGAGATTGAGCAGAAGAAAGCAGAGTGGAAAGTCAAGGTTGCTCAAGCGGCTCAGTCTGCAAAGATGATGGGCAAACTATCAGCAGGACTTGAACGATTCGTTGGTGAGTTGATGAAGCCACGAGTGAATTGGAAAGATGTCATGCAGAGGTTTCTTGTCAAGCAACGTACTGACACGAGGACTTGGGCAAGACCAAACAGGAGGTTCTTGTCACAAGGTATGTATCTACCGAGCGTATCGGGTGAAGCACTAGGTGAACTATGCTTTGCTATCGACACATCGGGTTCGATTGGTGAGGATGAACTCAATCAGTTTGCGAGTGAGATTATCAAAGTCCACCAAGACTTATCACCTAAGAAGATACATGTCATCTACTTTGACTCTGTTGTCTGTCACTACGACTGCTTTGAAGATGATGAGCCAGTAATCAAACCACATGGTGGTGGAGGTACTGCGTTCAGTCCTATCTTCAGATTCATGCAGGACAAGGACATTGATCCTGTTGCCTGTGTCGTACTCACTGACCTGTGTTGTGACGACTTTGGTGATGAACCTGCGTATCCAGTTCTATGGGTATCCAACATGAAGGGCGATGCACCTTGGGGTGAGATTGTCTACATGGAGGGTGTCAATGACTAGGCAACTCGTAACTGAACACGACATAGATGAGGTGTTTGAATACGCAAGTAAGGAGATACTCAACGGCTATATGTTTATGCACAGAGCCAATGGGTATCTCTACTTCAAGCATAAAGTAACAAGAGGGTACATCGAAATACCCGATAAAGAAATAGCTTATCCACAAGGAGGTAACAATGGGAGAAGTTAAGAAACTGCTGATGAAAGCAGAGACATTGTTGGTCACATGCCTAGACGATTATGGCATGACCAACGACCAAGCGTTCGAGAAGATACGCAAGGAACTAGGTACTATGGCAGAAGAACATGCTCGTAGTTTAATTAAACAATGGAACAAAGGAGAAAGCACATGGCAACAGTAAGATTTAGCCAACAACTGCAAGACGATATTGTCAAGAATGCAGAGAAGATGTTTGATGATAGTATCAAACAAGCAACAGAGAACTACCCCAAAGACTGGGGTAAGAAACTGTATGACAGTTTGTTCTCAGCAGATATCCAAGCAAAGATGAATGCTTTGCCTAATGGATTCTTTGAGAAGATAGAAAGCCTATCACTTACAGGGTTCAAGAATGCACCCGAAGATGTATGGCAGACATCAACTACCAAGGTAGAAACATGGAGACGAGTAAACTTACGTCTACAACTACCAAGTCCATTACCTTTTCCACCGAAAGATGTGTGGCAAAAGGCAGGAGATAGTGGGTACTACATGGACTACTCAAGGAATGAGATTGATTTCCACAACGAGAAGTTCGAGTGGTTACATGAACCATTCAAGAAGTATACCCAAGGTATCTTCAATGCAGTAGCTAAGAAGGATGAGTTTGTAGAAGGGGTCAAGCGTATTGTGACTACCTATACAACACTAGCACCTGCATTGAAAGCATGGCAACCATTGTGGGATTTGTTACCCGATGATGCCAAGGAACGTCACAAGAAAATTACTGAGAAGGTCAAGCCAAAGACAGCAGAAGATATTGGTGTAGACCTAAACAGTATGACGGCTCAAGTAACATTCAATAAACTAACAAGAAAGTAGAGGTAACTATGGAAGTAACTAACAAACAAGAACTCATCGAGTACATCAAACGACAGTTGGACGATGAGAAGCGATACACAGTGTATCCCGACTCAAACAATGGTGGTCGTAGGCTAGAAACCTATGACCAATTTGCCAAGGAGTTTGCAAGGTGTCGTGACCCAAGGAAAGGTCGTAAGATATCGGCAAGCTTCAGACTGTTTCAGACAGTACAACAAGGTGTCACATGTTATGATGTTCACGTTGAAGGGTACGGCAGTCAAGCTTTCATGCGTATAACACCTGACAACATAGTGGAGTTTGTTGCACCACCATCTGTGGTATGGCAACACTCACAATCTATCGTGTCATCATCGTATCGTTGGATACCATTCATGTTCGAGCGACACAAGAAAGGTCTGTATCGGGTACAACATTCGGGTAGCCATGCAAAACAACTGGCAACTAAGGTAGATGAGTTCTACAGAAACAAACTAGAACAAGCCAAGATGTTATCCGATGATGTAGGCGAAGCTATATGCAATGACTTCCAGTCTGCATGCTACATGTCATCATGGACTATCTCTAGTCGAATGATGAAAGAATCACCTGCATACTTTCAAGGTCTGAAGTTCAACATCATTACTGGTGAGTGTCTCAATCGTAGACCCGATGACAAGTTCGTTGAGAAAGCTAACGAGCGTAAGGTATGGCGACAAGCACTATCCAAGTTCAAGCGTGGTATCAAAGCAAGGGCAAAGGTTCGTGCCTTTGACCCATTGATTGAGAAAGTGTGGGCAGAGAGACAATCTCAAAACCGATACCATTGGAAGCAACCCGATTGGTCTAGTCAACCTTGGCTTGACTTGCTTGAGAAATCAATACGCAACAACGAGTTCCCAAAAGAATTGTTGGTTGGTTTCTGTTCTACACCATCAAGTGGGTACTACCAACAATCCAAGCCTACAAGCAAGGAAGTGTTTGATGGTGTCCACAAGATACTGAATGACATGTCGGTTGAATTGCGTAGACGATTCGATGTCTTTGAGAAAGAAGGACATGATGAGAAACGTGAGGAGAAATACAAATACACCTATTATGGAAGTAATGGGTTAACAATAGAGGAGGCAAGAAACTTATGACAGTAATTGCATGGGATGGAAAGACCCTTGCTACTGACAGAATGGCTAATGATGGCTCTCAGAAATGGGAGTCATCAAAGGCTTGGTATGGCATGAGCAAGGAGAAAGAAGTAGTAATCATTACAGGTGTTGGACTAGCACACAGCATAAGGCAACTAGCAGAATGGTATCAGCAAGGTATGCCCGATATAAAACCCGATGTACCACCTAGCCAAGCAAAGCTAATCGTTGTGAAGAAAGACGGACTGTATGAATTATCGTACAAGATGTTGATACCAAACACAGCACCATACTCTGCGTTCGGAGATGGGAAGGAGATAGCACTTGGTGCGTTGGCAATGGGTGCTACTGCAAGTCAAGCTGTAAATATTTGTAATGAACACTCTTTACAATGTGGTAAAGGTGTGGAATTATTCACTTTACACGGAGGTAACGATGAGCAGAAAGAATGCTAAGTATAAACGTAGTAACATACTACAGTTAGCAGACAAACTAACATCATCAGATAGAGAAGTAGAACATGGTGATGCTAGTAAAAACTTTGAGATGGTAGCAGATTTGTGGAGTACATACTTGGGGGTGGATATCTTCCCCCATGAAGTACCTATGATGATGGTATTGTACAAGATTGCTAGGACTACTGAGAACCCTACCAATGTAGATAACTATGTGGACACATGTGGTTATGGTGCATTGGCAGGAGAACAAGTTCCCACAATTAATGAAGTTAAAGAACCTAGGTTTACTAGGAGGGTTAGATGAGAGTAATCACGATTGACTTTGAAACATACTATAGTCGTGAGTATTCCCTATCCAAGATGACAACTGAAGCCTACATCAGAGACCCAAGGTTTGAGGTTATTGGTGTGGGTGTTAAGGTAGATGATAACCCACCCGATTGGTATAGTGGGGAGGATGTCGGTAGGTTTCTGAACTCACTAGACTATTCGGAAGATGCTATCCTTGCACACAATACTGTGTTCGATGGTGCTATTTTATCTTGGTTGTATGGTATCAAGCCTAAGTTTTGGTTTGATACTTTGTCTATGGCTAGACCATTCCATCATGCAAATGTGGGGGGTTCTCTCAAGGCACTAGCAAATCACTACAAGCTAGGTCAAAAAGGA